GAACCGTACCTATCCCGGACATAGTTCAACCCAACTTGGATTTGCTTTTCAACGGTTGCTTTTGGATCAAGTCCTAATTTCTGCGGAATACCGCCAGCGTAGAACTTAACCCATTTGCCATTGATAAGCATTTTAACGGGTGTGTGATTTTTTGCATCAGGCCGCCAGTTAGACTCGTTTTGCCAAAGAGTCTGCAAGCATTTCCATTGCGAAGCCCACCCGTAATTATTTAGTTGTAGTTTGGCATAGTGCTTTGCCGCCATTGGTGTTCGTTGTACGAACATCTGTTTTGGTGCTAGTGCATATGACGGATTAGCAAGCGCGAGTCCTACGGCTATTGCCGCTACTAGAAGGAGTCGTGCTTTTACTCTCAGCGCGAACCAATCGCCGCCTGACCTAGTGCGCTCATCGTGTGCCTCCATTGATTGAAGTGTGCATTTCTGCATCCCCTTTCGTTGGTTGTGCGGTTATTGTAGAGCAAGCCGAGCAAGGGCGGTCAAATACAACCCATTCTCCGCACGAATTGCACCTACCTATATTCCATTCGGCGTTCATAAAATTAAATCATCTATTAACTCTTCAAGCATTTGCATATCGCCTGAGTTATCAACAACACGATCAAACACCCAATCATCCATAGCAGTTTCAGAAGTATGTTGATTAGCAGGTTTAGTGTCGGGGCGCTCAACTCTCCAAATCTCGCCAAATAGCCATTTGATCTCTTGGGCTTCATCTGGGAATCGAACATCTGTAACAACAACTTTATCGCCAGCCTCTACATCGCCAAGCGCCATCTCAATCCAAAGACTAGGATCAATAATATTGCGACCCACTTCAGTACCAAGCACTTGAAGTAATCGGCGAACTTCAGGAACTTTCTTGGCGGCTTCCCACCCAAAGTCATCAAAGTATTCTGAGAGATGAAGTGGAAATTCTGCGCGCACCGAGATAATCGGATCAAGCGCAAACAAACACTCTCTAATTTTGTCGGCAAAGGCTACGCGTTTGTAACCGTGATGCTGAACAAGAATATTGGCAACGGTATCTTTACCGCTTTGAGCATAGCCACTAAGTCCAATAATCATTCGTCATCCTCTTCTGGGTCAGGAATATCGATGCCTTCATCTTCTTCTTCATCAATACCGAGCGCGAGGTTATCGCCACCCATCCACATTGGATCGCGCATTAGTGACCTCCCCAACCTGTGCCGCGAAAGTGCGCGGGTGTTGCTTGGAACTGTTTGCTCATCTGTTGCCCGCATACAGGGCAATTAGGAATTGATGAATCTTCAAACGATTGATAAATCTCTACCATTGCATAATCTGCTGAACATCTGTATTCATAATTAGGCATTAGAATAATTCTCCTTGCAGCATAGATGATGTTTTCCAAACGGTGCAGTCGTTGTTGCTTTCATTCTTGCGTGTAAGTCCAGAATCAACAAGGTAGCCATCAATAACTAATGACCTGCGACCTGCGCTAATACTTTGATGCTTGCCGCGCAAAATCTTCTCAAGTTCAAAATCTGCTAACCCGCCATAGGCTGCAACTGTGTCATAAATCTGACGGCGCATAGTTCCAGATTTAGGCAAAACTTTTGCTGCGGCTTTTTGAGAATTGGTGCTGGCGTTGTGAGAAATTAAAACAACATTATCGTTAATTGATCTCATCGTTCACCTAGCGCAATCTGCGCGCAAAGATCCTGCACCTGTAAGAGTGAGTTTTCTAACCCATTCTTTACAATCTGCTTACGGCGCGTTGTGAGATCAAGGGCGCAAATCTGCTCGTAAATCTCAAGGCGAACGCGAGCCTGAATAGTCTTGACCATCTGCTCAACCGCTTCTTGACCTTCTGGAGTATCCAGCACCAACTTAGTGCCGTTGATCTTCCAATGATTTTCTTTACAAATAACTTTCATCGGTAATCCTTTCTTCGAGCATCAATACAAGTTGTAAGAATCCTAGACTAACTACGGGAATTACAATAAAGAAGAACACAAGCATTTATGCCACCACCAATTCAAAGTTTTTTACGCACTTTGGGCAGATGTTTTCAGGTTGCCATTTCTTGCCAAATTGCCATTCGTAACTAGAATCATTAGTAGTCATCATTCTGTAATGATAAAAATTTAATGTTAAATCGCAATAAGTAATTGGATCCTCATGCCAAAATTCTTTATGAATATGCCAACGATTACCTTTAACTTTTATATTTTGAGAAAACATCAAACTATCCATCGAATCTATTACCTTAGCCATTTATGCCACCTGACTTTCTAGAACTTCTGCTTTTGTTGGGCGCTTGCCAAAGGCAAACAAAGGATCATCTTGTGAGCGTGTAAGTGTTGCGTTAAAGCGCACACGATCGCCCTTTGAAGGATTGATACCAGATGGAATGGTTACATATACAGTCCAACCAGCATCAGACTTAACAATCATCTTGTAAGTAATGCCGTAATCGTTTTCGTACTCTTTGAGTCCAACAACTTCGCCCTCAACAGTTGTCTTACCCTCTGGTGCTTGAACACCAGAGTTGATAAGAGCATCTTTAGCGGCTGCGCGTTCTGCGGTTTTTTGAATCATCTCAGACTCACGCGCAATCGCAGGTTCAATAGATGCAAGTTGCTTTTCGCTTAATTCAGCAAACTTCTTAAATCCAAAATAAAGAGAGATAAGAAATTCTGAACCTTCATACCCAAAAGCATCTTTGCCAGTTGAGTGTGCATCAACATAATCAATGAGAGTCTGAACAACAGGATTGGCAGCAATAAAATCAATGCGCTTTTGCTTTTTGTTTTCGCGCTCAACATTGAGTTTTGCAATCTTGCGAAGTTCTTGAAATTTTGCCTTAGTCATAGAATCAAAACGATTAGACAAACATTGCTGACCAACATAAAGAAGTTCTTTTGTTGATTCATGAATCATGAGTGCTGCATAACGAATAGTGCGACCGCAATGGTGGCAACCATTAGTTTGAACATTTGCGAACTTGTAACCCTTATCAACATAACGGGCTACGGTTTCGCGGCGAGCCTTGGTTTCGTTTGCATCTTGCCAATCAGGAAACAAATCAAAACAATCAACAAACGAATATGATTCAGGATCAAACTCGGGTGCTGATGGGCGATGTATGTCATTTCTTGCCATTTGCGTTACCTCCAGTAACTAAGCCGCCGTTCGGCTATGGCACAAGGATAGACCCAATAACTTACAAATAGCAAGAATTATTTTTGGCGTGTCTTTAGAACAAATGTTCGATTACAGGCAGTCAAACTCGTCTGAAATCTCAATATCTACGCCCGGCGTATCTGAGTATTCCTTGCTGGCGATTATGCGAATAATCTGAGAATCATCTGCGTATGCCGTACCAGTCAGAGCATCCCCGACACCGCGAGCCAATTTGTCTAAATCTGGGGCAACCGTTGGGTGATCGCGTTTAACCGTCTTGGGGCGCTTTAAACGGAAAACCATAGTGAGAATGATAGGGCTTTCAATGGGCTTGCAACCTGCTGCCTTCGCCGCGTTCGCAATGAGCGCGCGCCATGTTGCAAGTTCGGTAGCGCGGGAATGAATCATTCTGCCGCCCCCAATATGTTTCATGCTCCCTTGCGGTACGGGCGTACCATCAATGGAGAACTTAATCACGATTCGATGCTGAGAGTTTCGTAGTCAGCAAAGAACTTGACTGTTGTTCGACCTGTTGGTTCTTGTAAGTGAAGTTCGCGCCCAAAGCGGTCTGTGTCTATCTCAGTCACGGTGAAGTGCTGACCGTTCCAATAGATCACATCGCCAAGACTTACATCACTTGCCTTGCGTATGCGAAGAGTTTGCATTTGATCCCCCTGATCTTGTAACTCTTACAGAAAATGGTGACATAAATTACTTACTCGCGCAAATCGCCTATACGACCCAAAAGCGCCCTTACTGATTCGGGCATTGGAGCGCCCTGTGGGGCTTCTTCAGATGTGTACCTAGGTGGAACTACGGTTGGGGTAGTAATAACGGCTCTGGAGCCATTCTGGGGCGTTCTAGGGGGTAGTGGTTGATCTCCCCAAGATCCCCGATTCAGCCAAGTGGCAGGATGAGCCGTAAATTGATCCACTCGGTTAGGGTCAGATGCGTAGCGCTTAGCCCCTTCAAAGATTTCTTCAGAGGTAGCAATCTTAAGCGCTCGCGTGTAAGCGCGCTGAGCATCCTGCTTTCCGACCTTTCTTGGATAAACAACCCAGAACTCATCAAACTTGTTTGATGATGTAGTTACTTCTGTTTCTGTATTCTGTATTCTGTATTCTGGTTGCGTTACATCAGCGTTACTTTTTTCTCTGTAACGCGTTACACGATTTCGAGATTGCTTGCGCTTCTCCTCAACATCGGCCTTGCTGGTTTGATGCTCGGTGTAGTCGTTGATCTGCATACCATCTAGGCACTCGATCCATAGGCAAGCATCAACCAATTCTTTACGGTTGCTATGAGGGTCTAAACGACTTAAAACTGCATCAGTTAGAAATCCATCCGTAAGGTATTGATTGCAGTAGCAAAGAGCCTCGATGTATAACCTAAATGCGCCGTCAGATAACGGCAAAATCTTTGGGTTATTGGGAAGAGTGTCATCAATTTTGATCCAAGTCATTATTGCCCCCTTTGGGATATGGAAGAACTTTGTAATTTAATTTATTTAATAATTCGCGTTTTCTTGTTTTGCTGGCGTTGAAATAAATATAACGATGCTTGCGCGCTCGCTCCACCCAATAAACATTCTCCTCGCCAAACTTTTCAATCACTTCCTTGTTGCTTAAACCGTTTGCATAAGTTGCGTGATGCTGATGTTCCAAACCCCTTACCTTTGGATCTTTGAACTTACTCGAAAGCCCCGTGTAAAGGAAGTTGGTTGCTTGATAAACAATACCCAAATGATCCTGAGATGAATCAGCATAAGAAACAATAATTTCTTTATCCAGCAATTTAATCGTATTGCCGATTAAAAAACTTTCCCCATTCTTGGGAACTGAATCATCAACCCACAAGCGAGTTAATTCATAAACATTTTCTTTTTCGCTTTCACCGCAAATGCCTCTTAAAAGAGTTGAAGAGGCGCTTACTCCATAAGTTATTACGCCAAAACAATCCCACCCGCCTTCATCAAAAAGGCCATATGCTTTACTGCAAGGCGCTTTCCTGTGAAGGTAATGGTTGGCAATAACAATATCCATAGCAAAATCGTAAGGAATCTGCTGAATTGAGTATTTGTCTTTTAGGCTCAATTCACTTTTCTTCTCTTAAAAACCCAACGGCTTTATCAAAAGCAAATTTGATCCACATAGCCGCAGTACCCTTTTCAGGATCTTTGGTAAGCACCATGAAATCTCTTGCCTGTTCTAGATCAGCAGCAACTTCTGACCTGATTCGGGCTTCAATGCCCTTTTCATAATCTTCTAGGCGCTTAATAAGATCATAGTGATTTAGATGGCATTTTCTTAAATCCCGCTCTAAACAGAATGATTCGTGAACCGTGACAAACGCGGCTTCTGCTTCTTGAAAAATAGTTTTCATGCGACTCCCTTGATTGCTTCATCTAGCGTAATACCAAAATCCGCAAGATCGCGGCGAACGGGATTCATCTCGGGATCGGCGAGTCGCTGATTGCGAATCTTTGTCCGTTCCCGGCGAGTAAAGCCGCCCCAGATTCCAAACTCTTCTTCCATGCCAGCCTCTAAACAATCTTTCTGAATAGGGCAGGTAAAACAAACCTTACGAACAGATCTGTTATCTAACTGGCGCTGGATCAGATCACTTTCCTCTAGGTAAAAAATCTCAGTATTCAATCCTCGGCAATTAGCCTTAGTCCAATCCGTTCCTTTGATATTAATTTCTCTCACTTGCCAACACATCCAATCTCTCCAGTAGGGTCATAAAACTTGCAATATGAACTGCAAAAAAACTTAGCCGAATTTTCTGGCGGTGGTGGGGAGGTCATCGCTTTTACTTCAGAAACCCAAGTGCGGGCTTCCTCGACTAACTTTGGATCATAGTCTGCTTGCCATACCTGTATATCTGAGAACTTGCCATCGCGCGGGATAAATACCAAGCCAACTGTTTTAACTGGATATTGCTGAGCAATCAAACTCCCATAGATGTTCACCTGAATTTTCTGCTGCTTTGTGGGAAGTCCACCTTTAGACATCTTTGCGAGAGTTACGGTCTTAAAATCAAATACCGCTTCTGCCTTGCGTGAATAGAAATCACAATGACCTTTGAAGAACTCATCACTAAATCCTTCTTCAAGGATGAAATCATCCCCAAAAATATCGTGAGCCTTGAGTGCATCGTGGATGGCAGAGTGCATTGCCGTACCCATTATGGCTGCTAGAGATTCGGTATCGTGATTGGTTGTTGGGGTCTGATTAAGAATGTGCCAAGCCTGAGCGCGGCAACCTCCAACCGATGAAGCCCCAAGTTCAACCTGCACCGAACGCTCTTTTTGAGAATCTGCATCCCTAAGCGCAGTTGTGAGTGTCTTGATAATGTCCATTTATTGAATCCTCCACTTCTAATAAACTATTGAAATCAATCGTGCATTTTGTGCAGACATAAACTCGATGCGATTTGTAACTGCACTTATGCAATTTTTTGTTCAGTTGTGAACATATTGCACAAGCCGCCATTAATAAACTCCCGATGCCTCAGCCGCAAGAAGATACTCGCTTGTTTGGCAGTTTGGACATACAGGCTTCTGCCTTTCGGTCTTGATAAGTTTCACGCAGTTATCGCAATACAAAGTAATCATTTAGTAGCCTCCTAAGCAATCGTTGGAATGGGTGTGTATTGAGTATTGATGTAGATAAGCGCCTTTTGTTGGCGCATATAACTCGGTACGGCAAGCACCGCATTTGCCATACCACTCTCTAGCGTAGAAGTCGTAAGTCATTACAACTCCAGCGTTGCCTTGATAGATGAACTAATAGAGCGGGTGATATCAACCTGAGTGCGGATTCGATTGACATTTGCCCGGCTTGCTTTAACTGATGCCTCAGCAATCGCTAGGCGTAGGTGCATGGCTTCGTTCTCAATGAGAGCCTGATCCTCGCGCATTGTTGCGGTCATCTTTAAATCAGATTGAGAGTTCTTCATACGAGCCTTAGCCATAGCAACTTCGTAATGGGCTGAGGCAGAGTGAAATTCCTGCTCTGCTTGTACGAGATCTGCGTGAGCCTCATCCATCTCTTTAGATAGATCAAAAAGGCGCTTTTCAACTTGTTGTGGAGTAATCATTAATATTTAACCCCCGTAACAATGTTGATAAGAGTGATCGCTCCAATAAAGAAACCGCCCCAAAACAACCCGCGAACAAATGCGCGAACTTGATAGTAACGGGCTGAGCGACCTTGCGGGAGTGGGTGCATCATGCTCACTTGGTAGCCTCCGATGCTTTCTTTTCTAATAGTCTTTTATGGCTTCTGACTGCCTTATCAACAGTATTTCCATTAACGGGAACATTGACAAGACCAGCAGCCAATGCGCCATCGTAAAGGAGTTTAAGTTGCGGAAGTGAATCAATATCAGGAATCTGATCTAATGCTTCAGCAGCAAGTTCTTCTTGTTCTTTTGTGTAAGTTGGCGCTACAACTGTTTGTTCTTCACGGCGCGCAATTTTCTGCATATTGTCCTTTGCATCGCCACGCGATTCAGCAAGATCAAATAAATCTCCCTTGTGCCATAAATCTAGAGCCGCGCCAAAACGCATACCGGCATTACGCAACGCATCACCAATGGCTTCCTTAATGGCTTGTGTTCCTCTTGAGTTTCCGGAATCACCATAACCAATACGAGTGATGCCGCAAACCGTTAGGCGAATCCACAAACCACCGCGTTCATCTAACTTAGGCAAACCATCTTCGCCTATTGCAAAAGGTTCCCACGACCAATTTAAATCAGTTTCAAGTAGTCGCTTAGTAAGAGCGGCGTGACCAACATAATCAAGTTTTAGCCCACCTTTAGGGATTTGATTTATTTCATTAGGAGCAAAAGGTTCTAGCATTTTTGCTACGGGATGAATTTCTTTTTCAGTCATTTCGACCTCCAGTTAATCTGCCGGGATTGGCATTGGTTACAGGGTAGGGGTAGCCACCGACAAAAAGCAAGGATCTTGTAAGGTGTCTTTGCGCTATTCTTTTCCCATGATTAGTGTCGTGGTGCGTGTCTATGACCTTGAGGTGGAAATTCAATCTAGTGAGAGTTTCCCTGACCATTTAGACGATATTTGCAATCGCGCTACAAAACTTTTTGCTGAGGCTATTGAAACCATGAAGGAATCTGAAATTGCCCTTACTGGCGAGGATTTGCTAGACGGCGAGAACTAAGCCTACAATCCGACTCCCCCTGATACGCAAATAAGCCCCCACTCAATGAAGAGTAGGGGCTATTTTGTTTTGTAAGTTATGCCATTGCCCATTCGTAGTTATGGTCAAAGCGCTTGTGCTTATCAACTTCATTTTTAATGTAACTACGAACTGCACCGCCTGTTGCAGTTTCCCAACCGCAAGAACATTTAACTTCCCAAGCATTGTGTTGGAAACCTGCATTGTTACGGACTTTTGATCCATCAGACAAAACTGCGAACCATTGAATTGTTACTTTTTCATTTGTTGCTTGAAGTTTTACCATTTTGATTCCCTCCAGAATCTAGAACCGCCGTTCGGTTCATGGCATAACTATAAACCCATCTGGGGGCAAAAAAGACCGTTTTGGCAAGA